ACTTCAAGCGAGACTTGCGCCGTTCCGGCTACCACGGAGGTCTCGCCGATGGCTTCCAGCATATTTTTCCACGCGACGGAAAGCTGATGGGTCGCGCCCGTCACGCCTGTCGCTTCTGCACCCCCTGTGCCAGCGAGAGAATGGGCGACTTTGTCCAGAATGATCCGTTGCGCTTCCGCCGCATTTCCAACATCGACCATATCTTGCAGCATTTGCTGTTCGACAGGCGAGAAATCGACACCGATCTTTTTCAGTGCGCCAAGCCCATCGACAGGATTTTCTAACGCCTTGCCCAGCGCTAGAACCGAAGCGTTCAAATCCTTGCCAAAAACAGATGATAAATCCTGCGCCAGAGAAATGGTGCGCGTAAACGTCTCGCCGGACACAGAGCGGAAGGTTGCCAGAACGGATGCGGCATCCATCACGCCTTCAGCCGTGGTGAGAGTCGTCGCTTCCATCTCGTCGGCAAACGAGCTGAGTTCCCGCGCCGTCAGGCCGGAGGAATGCCCCGTGGCGCGTAGAACGGCTTGAAGGCGATTGTAAGACCGTTCCGCTTCAGCCGCTTCCTGAATGCTCGCCGTTAAACCAAGCGTTACCACGCCCAGCGCCGCACCAACGGCAAGCCCCACGGGGCCGAGCGCGGCCATAGCCGAACCCAAGGGGCCGATTTGTCCGCTTAACCCGACTGCACCGGATTTCACATCATTGGCGGCGGCGTTCAAGGCGATAAGCGATTTAGAGGCAGGCTTTCCGGCAAGCTCGATCTTCTTGAGCGACTTTTCGCCGGATTCCCCAATCTCTTTCAGCTCAGCCTTGACCTTGCCGCCATCCATGACGGACAGGCGAATTGCGAGATTGCGTTCGGTCATGGTTCAGATTCACCTTTGCCTTTTCTTGCACACGACTTACAATCCCGCCGCGTCAACAGCGGTCGAGAGTTTCAGAGCGAGAAAATGGAAGTTCTGCTTTTCATAGCGTTTATTTTTGTTATCGGCCTTATAGCCGCTTTTTTGTCGTCACCCCATCGCCGGGGCGCGGCAGGTGAACGGCGTATTCGTAAACGACTGGCGCGTTTTGAAAAGGAAGGGGGTAAACTCCTGTCCAACATTTACGTCCCCAAAATATCTGGCGGGACAACCGAAATTGATCTTCTTTTAATTCATCCGAAGGGGCTGTTTGTTTTTGAAAGCAAGAACTACAGCGGCTGGATTTTTGGAAAGGAGGATCATCAAAACTGGACACAAACACTTCCCAAAGGTCGGCGCGGAGACGTTCACAAGGAACGGTTTTACAATCCGATCCTGCAAAATGCTTCTCATATAAAACATCTCATGCCCCATGTGAGAAAAAGCATTCCTGTATGGTCTGTGATCGTTTTCTCAGACGGATGCGAACTTAAAAACATTACGGTCAGAAGCACTAATGTTTGTGTCATTCATTGTCATCATGTCGCTTCCGTCGTTAAACAAATCTGTAAGGAAACACCGTCCGACTTTTTAACCGAGGCAGAGATTTCCGATCTTTATAATAAGCTCCTCACTTTTACGAACGTGAGCAAAGAAGAAAAAAGACATCATGCACAAATGGCATTTGAAGCAAAACAGCGTTATTAAAAATCCTTTACGGCATTCCCAATTTTCTCATTCATCGCCGCCATCATCCCATTCTCACAAGCGGGGAGAAGCTCGGCCAGACCTGTCGCATCATAGCCAAGGGCTTCACCAATTTTGATGGCGGCATTCATATCAAGACCGATCACCGCAAATTGAGCCATACGAAGTTGCCCCGCGCAGCGCAGGGCTACGTCCCACGCTTGCCAGCCTTCCATCGTTTGAGGCTCGGACGTGCAATAGGGGCAGCGTTCGCCTTCCGCATTTTCTTTGCCTTTGCTGCACGGCAATTCCGCATCAGCGCAAGCGCCGCAATAATCTGGCCCGCCGCCGAAATGCCATTTACAGCGGGCCGTCAGCCGTTTTTTTCCTGTTCCAATATCAACGTCGGAGCGAGGTAAAGACGCTCGAAAGCATCGGCAAGCGGCCATAAATCCATAAGCCCAGAAATGGCCTCCGGCGTGGCTTCGGCGGGTTTATCTTCGCTATCACCCACGCCTTCCCATTCAAGGACGGAAGCCACGGCTAGTTGTTTGAGAAGTGTCGCGCTGCGCGTACCGGTGTTGGCCGTTTCGTCGGTGTCTTTCAAAGCCGCAACGCGCGCCGACATAACAAGCGCGGTGGACGCGGGGCGCACTTTCACGCGCACCCCATGGCCAAGATCAAGCCAATAATTTTCGCGTTTCAGGTTCAGCTTGATCATGCGTAATCCTCCACATCATTGGTCAAAACAACGGTCATCATTTGACCCACGGAAGGCTTGGCCGCTTGCCAGTTGAAACTGGCCTGCACACCACCGGGGCCATCGATAGGGAGTTTGGGTTTGGGCAAATAGACTTCGTGCGCCGTGAAAACCAGCGAACGGTTTACATCGATGACATAACTGAACTCCAACGCGACAGGTGTGTTGTCGGTTGCCGCGTCGATCAAAGTCGTATCGGCAAAACGCACATCGATGGAACCTGTCAAGGCGGCAATCGTCGGATCGCACCCATCGATTTTGCCGTCCGAGCGGATGGTTTCGATGCGCTCCAGATTGTTGGTGTAGGTTAGTTGCGCACCCGTGACGTTGGCAAGTTGCGCCCCGTCTTTCTTGATCGCCCCTTGAAACTGATTAAACCGTGTCAGCAACGCTTGGGTTGGCGTGCCGCCATGACTCGTGGGATTGCGCGTTTCGCTTTGCGCGATGCAATTGATTGTCGCGCTTGCGCCGCCACTTCGCGAATAGCTCAATTGCAGAGAATTGAGCATAACGCCCGCATTCATCATGAAAGAAAACGGCTCCGGCATCCCAACTTCAAAAGACAAACTTGGCAGACTTGCCGCGCCGGACTGATAGGTATGGACATAAGGCCCAACCCCCGTTGTTGTCGGAAGGCCAAGCAATCCCTTAAGCCAGTGACCGAAGTTTCGAGCGTCAACTGGCACAACCACATCGCCATCGACTTTGATCACGTCACGGATCGGCTGCGCCGGATCACGGCCTTGCCCCAAGAGGTCGGACGCAATCAGTCCTTGTTCGGAGCCAAGGTTTGAAGAAACGAACGGAAACTTGATAAAGTTTCCTGCGGGCGGCGTCCCATAGACGCTCTCGAAAGAACCCAATAGTTGCGCGTTCGCGCCATAGGCACGGGCCATAATAATCCTCCGTTTTGTGGTGAAATGGCGACTTAGCCGAGCTGGCTAGCGGTCGTGTAAATCAGCTCAATCGGCACGATGGCGGCGCGGATGTTGGCCGCGCCCTCGATGGCGATGGAGTTGGTGTCGGGGGCTTGCGGCGTTACGCGGTCGCATAGGCCGCCCAGCGTTGGGTCGGCGGATAAGACGGCGGCGATGCTTTGGAAAAGCTCATCCATAATTGCGTTTCGCTGATCCGCATCGGCGGCTTGGGCAAAGACTTCCAGCGAAGCGAGGTGCTGCCAGTAGTAAGAGAGAGGGGACATCAAGATTTCTGGCTCGCCGGAATCCCCATCGCGCAGGATGAGCAGGCCTTCAGGCGGTATCTTTTCCGGCAACACGTCGTTGCGCGTGACTTTGGGGCCGGAGATGGTTTGAAGAAGCGCAAACAAGGTTTGAAGGACGGTTTCACGGGTGGTCATTGCTTGCCTCCTTCCTGCCAATTTTCGATCACCAAGTTCGGCAAGCGGGCGATCCACTTCTTGCCGACGCTTTCCATGTCGAAGCGTCTTTTGATCGTGATCTGCGGGATCAAAACGAATATGGGAACGGTTGTGAGGCCATGCCCTGTGCGTATCGCCGTCGCGCTGGCTCCTGTGAAGCCGCCGCGCTTGCCTTTTCTGGCGCGCATGTTTTCGGCCACAAGAAGCGCAAGGCCTTTGCGACGCGGCACAAACACGAGCTTTTGCCCGTGAACCTGTTCCCATGTTTCGGGGGTTAGTTTCTTTCGGCCTGCCAGCTTTCCCGCCGCAGGAAGCGGAATAGCGAGATAGGCGCTTTTATGGGCGCGTATCACCGCGCCGTGGGCGTAGCTGTCGATGACCTCCGGCGCTTTGCTGAACACGAACCCCGCCGCGTTCATGCTTTCGCCTTTGGGAAAGACTTTGCCGCGCCAAGTTTTGGCAAGCCGTTGACCAAGGCCCGCGCCTGTCACTTGGTCACGCAATTCCTGTTTGAGGCCGTCGGTCGCCGCGTGAACGCCGAGCGTGACGGCATGTTCCGCCGATTTAACCTCCTGCGTGACAATCTTGGTGAGGCTGCCTTGCAAGGCGGCGACAAGGCGCAGACTCATAGCGGCACCATGTCTAACGTCCAAACCAGCCGTTCGCTATCGGCCATCGGCTCGGACTGAATGACATAGGTCACGCCATTCACCGTAAGCTGGTCGCCCACTTGCGGACTTTCAACTTCGGCGGCCTGAATATCAAAGAGCGTGGTGGAGCTATGAATCCGCGCATCGCCAAAGCTGGTCAGTGTGTCGGGCTGTTTGGCAATCACCCGCACGGCCTTGCCGCCGAGACCTCCTTTCGGGAAATACTCGGCGGTTTTGGCCAGCACGGGATCGGCAAAGAGCGCCGCGATCATGGCTCCGAAGGCCATTAGGCCGCGCCCTTCATCAACACTTGCGGACGTGTGCAGATCGGAAGCGGGTTCGCCTGCGTGTGCAGCTTGACCCACCGAGCGAACTCATCGTCAATCGCTTGCTTGGCATAACGCGGCAGACCGATGGTATTGACAGTTTCAACAAAATCCGCAGGCGCGTTGTACTGACGGAACAGTCCGGGAGTTCCCACAGGGAAGAAATGCGCTTTGCCATCGGGGATAAAATCAACGCCCCCGATGCTGCCGCGATATTCTTCAAACACGATGCCACCAAAATCGAACTGGCCGCGCGCCTGTCCCGTCCGCAGGAAAATACTTTCCTGATAACGATCATAAGCCGCCGTGACTTCGGGGTGCGTGACCAGCGCGTCAAAGAAACTCTGCGAACAGAAGGCGTGGATCGAGATGTAAGGGGCAGCGCCCAGCGCGTCCTCAATCTTGCGCTTAATGCCGTGGCAGATTTTCTTGATCGTGCCGCTTACGGGTGCGACCGTGTCGAGATCGAAGTCGATTTCGCTGTAGGGCGTAACGCCGAACTCGGTGAAGAGGTCGTAAAGCACTGTGACCCCGTCCGCGTCCAAAATCTTGCCCTTAAGCGCGCCGATTCGCAGATGCTCAAGCGTAGCATCGTGCTTGGTCGTCATTTCCGAAAGGCGGTTGTTGACCACGGATTGAACGCTTTGAAGAGCATTCTCGCTGCCAAAGGAGCGAACGTCCTGCACTTCGTCGGCCATGATCGTGTCTTCAAGCGCGATATGCGGCACGATCAAAGAACGGGCTTTGCGTTTTTCGTTCTTGTTTTGCGCCGCAGGGCCACCGCGATGGCTGGTCGGGATAAGAGCCAGCGAACCTTCACGTTCCTCGATCATGATCGAGGTTGTCGAAACGCCGCTTTCCTGAAAGATGCCCAGTTGCCCGACCTTGCCGGGAACAAAGGGCAATTTGTTGATCGCATCGGTCAATGACGTGACCGAAAACGCGTTGTTTTGAAAAATATCGAGCATAGGCATAGGGTGAGTTCCTTTTTGAATGACAAAAGCCCCACATCCGTTTTCAGGGTGCAGGGCTTTTGTCGGGTGGAGAAAACGCGAGGCTTAGATTGCCGCGCGCGCGAGGATGACTTGTTCTTTCAGTTGCGCGATGCCAACGGCTTTCTGCTCTTCCGTCGCGCCTGTGAACCAGACGATTTCGGCGGCATTCACCTCGGCATGACGGGCAAGGATCACGGCTTCCTTATCCCCCGTTGTGGCATCGACATTGTCGAGCAATAGGGCTACAGCCGTCTCAGAACCGTCGGTGTTGGCGGGATTGTATTCCTTGTGTTTTCCCGATCCCGCCGTCACAGTGATCAAGAAGCGGTCGCCGGAGACGAAGTCAGTCGCACCGTCTGTCAGCGTAAAGCCAACGGGGCCGATGAACGGCGTACCGACATGGGCTGTTCCCACCGTGACGCCATCGGGATCTTCGACAAGGAAGGTTCCGGCGTTCGCGGCGGGTTCAACGCAAGTCACGTTGTAAATGCCTGCCTTTGCGCCTTGCCCCACCGACACGGCAGAAATCGTGCCGTTGCCCGTGTTGCCGCTTGCCGCTGCGCCCGATCCAGTGCCAACCGACACTTTACCGAGAACATGTCCCGCCTTGAGGTTTTGTCCCGCAAGGACGGTCACGTATTCACGCGAGATCGTGCCTTCGGTTTCCGACACAATAAACTCGGCCTTGTGTTGGCCTTCTGTAACTTCTGGCATAGGTTAGTTTCCTTTCTGGTTGTTACGGTTTTGGTAAATCGCCGCCGTGTCGATCTTGGATTCGGCGGTGGCGATAGTGTTGTCCGAGGTCAGGCCGACGATGGCCGTGGCCTCATCTTCCTTGACCTTGGCTTCCAAGAGGGCTTGGCGCACCTCGGCGGAAGGAACAGACTTGGCCACAAAATCCTTGGCCTTGTCGGGAACGCCAGCGATGGCGCAGAGGTCGAACACTTCCGCGACATAGGCCATTGCCTCAACGCGAGCGTCGGCCTTGGCCTTTTCGATAAAGTCCGCCTTTAGCGTTTCAAGATCGGGAAGCTCTTTTTCTGCCGCGAGTTTCGGTTGGTTTTCTTGGGTCGTCATGTGTAGTGCCTTTCTGCTTGGGTTGAGGGTGAAGATTGGAGATTGAGAGGAAAGCGAAGAGTCAAGATTGGCCAGCGCGTCATCGAACGTGCCGATTTTGTCGGCAAGACCAGCGGCTACGCTGTTCTCGCCAAAGAACAAGGCCGCTTCGGTTGCGCGAACATCCTCGTGGGAAAGATTGCGGCCTCGCGCCACGCATTCAACAAAGAGGCCGTAAACGCGATCCACTTCCGCCTGCAAGGACGCCCGCGCCGGATCAGCCAGCGGTTCGTGCGGCGAATAATCGTTCTTGTGCGCACCCGCAAAGATGGGGGAATATTTCAAACCTTCGTCGGTGTCGGCTTTACTTTGATCTAGGTGCATGGCAATCACGCCAATTGATCCGACCCCACCCGTGCGCGTGACATAAAGACGCTGCGCGGACGCGGCGAGCGCATAGGCCGCCGAGAAAGCGTCTTCATTCGCCACAGCCCAGACGGGCTTGGCCTGCCGCGCCGCATAAATCTGATCGGCCAGATCAAACACGCCGCCCGCTTCACCACCGGGACTATCAAGATCGAGAAGGATCGCCCGAACAGATGGATCAGCTACGGCCTGCTGCACTTGTTCGGCAATCTCGGCGTAACTGGTCAGACCACTTTGCGCCTCAAGCCCCACAGTCCGCCGCACAAGCGTTCCCGTGATCGAGATAACGGCAATACCGCCAGTCCCAACATCAAGGCCACGGGCGGCGGCAGGGGCCGCAGGGGGTAAAGTCTCGCCTTGCAAGCGCGGCGCGATAATCCCGACAATCACATCCAGCTTGGCGCGGGAAATCATAAGCGGCGTCGCAAAGACCCGCCCAGCGATATGAGGCAATAGGTTCATGGGTTTTCTTCTTTCTGTGCGGGGTTGGCCTGTTCATCATCGTCCGCAGGCTCATCTTGAGACTGAACGGGCGCAGCAGGCGCAGACGCAGCTTGTGGCTGAATACCCAGTTCCTTCATGCGCGCTTGATCTGCCGCAATGCGTTGATGCGTTTCGTCTACATCGTTGCCCTCGGCCTCGATGATGTCGGAGGGGGCTTTCCATCCCATCTCTTGCGCGATCTTTTCCGCCTGACGGTCTTTGAGAGGATCAACCCATTCCCATTTCGGCTTGATCCATTTGACACGGTTGTAAGGGCGTGGATCGCGGGCAAAGTCAGGCAAGCGTAATGCGCCGGACAGAACAGCCGTTTCCAGCCACCGCGCCCAGATGGGACGGCAAAGCTGGAAGATCATCGTCATTTCTTGAAACTGGTTCAGGCGGCGGCGAAACTCCACCGTTCCCGACCGAATGCTGGAATAGTTCGCGGCTTTCAGATCACCCGTGACGTTGGTGTAAGGAACGCCAAGCGCAGCGGAGATCGCCAACAGCGTGCGGTATTGAAACATTTCATAGGAACCGCCCACATCGGCGGGGGAAGAGAACTTAATATCCTCGCCGGGGAGTAGAACTTGCATAGTGCCGGGAGAAAGTCCTGCCAGCGAAGCTCCGGCCTCGTTCGGATTGCTTTCACCCATGAGTTTATCTTCGGGCGAGTCTTTGGTGATGAAGCCCGCGAACAAAGCCGCGACCTTTTTACGATCAAGCTCCGCATCGTCATATTGATCGAGTAAAAAGAGCTTTACCAAAGCCGCTGAAATCCACGGAACCCCACGGATTTGTCCGGGCCGCTGCGGGCGATAGATATGTAAGATTTCTGAAGCCGGAACGCGGACAATTTCGCCCTTGTTGCCTGTTTCCGTATTGTCGCCGGGATGCTTGCGATAGAAATGATACGCGACACGTCGCCCGATCCCATCGAACTCAATTCCGCACCGCACAGCGTTGCCCGTCGCGGCGGTCTCTGTCTTTGAGAGCGGGAGCATTTCACTTTCGAGAAGCTGAAGTTGTAGCGGCACGGCCAAGCCATCAGAAAGACGCCGTGGCCGGAAACGCACAAAACACTCGCCAGCTTCAAACAGCGCATGGGCGACAAGCGCCTGCATCCCAGAAAAATCCGTTAGCCCATCGGCGTCGGCTTCCAGCGACCAGTCCTTCCAGAGTTGAAGAACGGCCTGCTTCAGTTTTATGTCCTCGATCAAACTAGAAGGCCGGATGCCATCGCCAATCGCATTTGATGCAAAACTGTTCGCCGCGTTGGCCGCATACGGGTTCGAGCGCACAATCTGCCGCGACCGCGCGCGCAAAAGGTCGCCGCCATCGGCCACAAGCGAATTGATATTCTCCTCGGTCGCTTTCCACGCAATAAGCCGCCGTTTGGCCATTGCGCCTTCAAAGCCGCCCATCGAAGAGGCCATAGCAAGCCGCCCGGTCGCGGCGGAAAACGCCGCGCCGATCCGTGAAAACAGGTTCATGGGAAATCCTTCTTTACAGGTCTTTGTCGGCGTAAATCTTGATTTGCCGCGTCTGTGGCTGGCCGTTATCCCGCGCCAATCCTTGATCAACCTCGGCGAGCGCTGCCTTCAAGTCTGAAAGAGAGCGGTATTCCACCGACTTCCCATCATAAGAAATCCGCAAAACGCCACTCGCAATCGCTGCCCGCAAGGCATCGCGCTGGGAAGGTGTGTAGGTCATGAGAGTTGGCTCCAAAACTTTGACTGAAGATCAAAAGACCATTGCGCTGCTGCTGCACGGCGCTATGCTGCCCGACCATTTTAGAAACGGGCGTTTAAGTGATATTTGTTATTCAGGATAGATCGCCGCTTTACACAGGTGGCCGCGCATGAAGGCAGAGGCCTCTCATGTTGCAAAACTCAAAAAATTGATCGAAGAAACGTCCCGTCGGCACAACACTTGGCAAGTGTTCCAAGATTTTGTCGCCATGTCCGCCATTAGCATTCGCAACGCCGTGGATTTTAGAGACCGCGATGCCTACGAAGAGCAGTATCTCTCCATCCTCAAACGCTATGACAGGGATGAGATCGAGATATTTCCAAAGATGCTGGCCGAGCTAACCTTAGCCCTTGAAGATGACCTGTCCGACGTTCTGGGGCAGGTCTTTAGCGAACTTGAACTGGGCAATCGATGGAAGGGCCAGTTCTTCACCCCTGATTGCGTGTGCCGCCTTATGGCTACCATGTCCTACGGAGACGGCCTCCAAACCGCCATTGCCGAAAAGGGCTATGTCTCGGTCGGGGAACCCGCCGTGGGCGGCGGGGCCATGATCATCGCTTTGGCCCATGAGATGAAACGCCAAGGCCTAAACTATCAGCGCCAGCTCTACGTCACGGCCACCGACATCGACCTCCGCGCCGTCCACATGGCCTACCTTCAGCTCTCCCTTTTGCACATCCCCGCCGTTGTCATTAACGGCGACACCATCCGCATGATTGAGTATTCGCGTTGGTATACCCCCGCGCTGGTGCTTGAAATTTTTGACCATAAGGCGAAGAGTTAGCGCGCCACCTAAATCGAGGGGGTTTTCAGTAGACTACAAGAACTTACGTCGTAGCTTCCGCCTCACCACGAATCATAATGAGCAACATCTTAAATTTTCCCTGCGGCATAACCGCGTGTGGGATATTGGCAGGGAGCAACAGCGTTTCTCCCTCATTAAGAAGCTGCCTTTTATCTTTAATGGATATCTCTGCCTGTCCTTCAACGCCA